TTCGGGGCTCGCTCTCAGCCGGTGTTCATCGCTATCACGACGGCAGGGCATGACAAATCAAGCGTCTGCTGGGAGCAGCACGAGTACTCACGAAACATCATCAACGGGAATATCGAGGACGATAGTTTTTACCCGCTGCTCTTTGGGGCGGATCCAGAGGACGATTGGACTGACGAGGCGACATGGTCGAAGGCAAACCCTTGTCTTGATGTGTCGCTGAATCGGGACTATCTCAAAGCAGAGTGTAAACAGGCGCAGGAAATACCTGGACTCGAAAACAGTTTCCGCCGCCTGCATTTGAATCAGTGGACCGAACAAGAAAGCAGACTGATTCCGATGCAGCAGTGGGACAAATGCGAGTCTGAATTGAATCTGAAAGACTTCGACGGGCGAGTGTGCTTCGGTGGCCTCGACCTGTCATCGACTCGCGACGTGACTGCGTTCGTTTTGTTGTTTCCTCGTGCGGATGGAGTAGATGTGTTCCCGTGGTTCTGGATTCCAGAGGACAACATCAGCAAACGAGCGGCGCAGGATCAACGAGTGATTCGCTCGTTTGCGGAAGCAGGCTTTATTGAAGTGACGGAGGGAAACGAAGTCGATGTGATGCGAGTGGCGGAAAGGATTACTGAGATCACTGCTCCATTTGATTTAAGACGAATTGGATTCGACCCGTGGAACGCAGCTGGCCCGACACAAAGAATGAAAGAGCTAGGACTGCCGGATGACGTGTTGGTTAAGATGCCACAGGGCACGGCTACTTATAACGAGCCAATCAAACAATTGCTTTCAATGCTTGGGTCACAGCGTTTTCATCACGACGGCAACAAGGTTTTAAGGTGGATGGCATCAAACGCGGCAGGAATGGAGGACAGCAATGGAAATCTGAAGTTTCACAAGGGCAAGTCAGGCGACAAAATCGATGGAATGACTGCACTAGGAATGGCTTTGGCGTTGTATATTTCAGAAAATCCAGAGGGTTCTGCATATAAGAAAAGCGGATCCGGCGTAATTTTATTCTGAGGTGGCTATGGAATACGGTGTTACTCAATTCGTAGTCAACGCTACGCCGGTCGGTCGCAACGAAGATCGAATGTGGAATCCTATGCCGTTCACAAACGGCGGCCAGTCGTCTGCTGGCGTGAAGGTTACACAGCGATCGGTGCTCGGGTATCCTCCTCTTTGGCGAGCCATTAACCTGATTAGTTCGAGCGTAGCGGGGCTGCCCTGTGATGTCTTTCGTCGTCAACGCGACGGCGGGAAAAAAGTCGATATGCGGCATCCGCTGCAGTATCTGCTGGAAAAGAAATCAAACCGATGGGTTCACGCCTACACATTTCGGCGAGCGATGACGGCCGTGGCTGCCCTGCATGGAAATTCATTTGCAGCAATCGACCGCATCGACGGTCGTCCTACTGGTTTCATAATGTGGGACACTCAAAACACATTAATAAAGGTCGACAACGGGCGGTTGTGGTATGTGACTTACATCAACGGCAAGCCGGTTCGAGTTCCCGCGGAAGACATGCTTCACATTCGCGGATTTGGCGGTGATGGCGTCATGGGATGGCCGATTCTGGAACTAATGAAGGACGCTCTCGGCGCAGGCATGGCGGCTCAGCAGTTTGCGGGCCGATACTTTGCCAACGGATCGAACATGAGCGGCCTGCTGATGGTGCCAGGCTCATTTAACGAGGAAAAGATTCGCAACACCATGCAAGCGTGGAACAGTATGCAGCAGGGGTTATCAAATTCACACAAAGTTGCATTGCTTCAGGACGGTGTGAAGTTCCAACAAATGACGATCCCAAACGATGCTGCTCAGTTTCTGCAGACACGCGAATTTGAAACGCGACAAACCGTGAGCAACATCACCGGTGTCCCTCCGCACATGCTCGGAGATTCCACACGCACTAGCCACAACAGCCTAGAAGCGGAAGGGCAGAGTTATCTGGACTACACACTGCAACCTTGGCTGCAGACTTGGGAGGCAGAGCTGGAAGACAAGGGGCTGACAGAAAAAGAAAAGGAAAAGGATTCGCACGTCGTCGAGTTCAATCGCGAGGCCCTGATTCAGATGACCTTCGAATCTAAGGTGAATGGTATTTATCGGCAGATCGAATCAGGCGTGATGACACGCAATGAAGGCCGCGCTCGACTGAATATGCCGTCCACAGGCCCGGAAGGAGATGTTTTTTATCATCCAGCTAACTGGATGGTTTCAGGTGAGGAACAAGAGCCAGAAACAGGAACACAACCTATGGAGGAAGCCACAGGCGAAGAATACAGAACAGAAACTCTACTGCGAGCAATGGTCACGAGTAGCGTGACCGAGGCCCTGAAGATTGAGCGGGACCGTGTTGTTCAGCGTGCAGGGATGCAGGCGGCGAACTTCATGGGGGCAGTCAATGAGTTCTACGCGACGTGGATCGACAGAACAGTGTCTGCTTTGACGAATTCTGACGCTCGTCTGGCAATTATCAGCCATGCTGAAGAGTCGAAACGCCTTCTCAGTGACGTTCATAGCTGTTCCACAACATCGAGCCTCAAGGCAAATGTGTCTGATGTGGTTGCGTCGTGGGATTCGCGGGCTGACAATCTGGTGCAAAACCTTATGAAAGCGGTGCAAAAATGAAGCATAAAATTACACTTTCGCTGCCAAAACGCATCGAAAACGCGGTAAAAGACGAGAATTTTCGCGTGTTTTACAACGATTCCAGCGAGGAACTGGAGGTGTTTCTTTATGGCGTCGTTGGTGACGAATGCACCGAATCAGACGCGGGAAGCATTTCCAGAATCCTCGCTGCCAATCGGAACAAACCGGTGACGATGCGGATCAACTCCGGAGGCGGGTTGGCGTTCGACGGGCTCGCCATTTACAACGCTCTGGCCGATCATAAAGGACCGACGACGGCAATCATTGAAAGCCTTGCGGCATCAGCGGCCAGTCTTGCGGCGATCGGCGCGGACAAGGTCAAGATGTACAGCAACGCGACGTATATGATTCACGAGGGTATCGGTTTTGCTTACGGCCACATTGCCGAAATTAAAGAAACGCTTGACTGGCTGGAATCATTTAACGCGGCAGCGGTGACGACTTACGCCGAACGGACTGGAAAGCCAGAGAATGAGATTGCAGCGGCGTTGCTCGGAGCAAATGGCGACGGCACAAAGTACAACGCAGCACAGGCTTTAGAAATGGGATTTGTGGATGAGATCATTACAGCCGGCAGCGGCAAGAAGCCGAAGGCAAAGAACGAAACGGCAGTTGTGCAGTCGATGCTGAACTATCGAATTGCAAAATCGGGATTGACAAACCGCCGCTGAGCTGTTTACTGTCCACACATCAAGCCGTGATAGCGTCAAGCGATGCGAGTCCGGCACTGCGATCTGAAGTGATAAGTTTCACGCCAGTCGTTTGCAGTTTTTCGATTTACGAAACACTGCCAGCGGTTGGCGTTTTTCGTTGACCCTGGCGAAACAGGAATCAACGAAATGACACTCAAGGAATTGCAGGCAAAGCGTCAATCCCTGCTGGATGACGCTCAGAAGATCATCGACGCTGCTGGCGATCAGATGATGTCCGACGAAGACGCAGCAAAAGTGAAGGCTTCAATGGATGAAGTCGACACCGTCTCAGCGTCAATCGACGAACTTGCCAAAAAGGCGAATGAGCAGACAGAACTGCGAAACAAGCTTCACGCCGCCAAGAGCAAGCCGGATAACCCAACGATCCGAGCCATGTTCAATCAGTTTGGCGGCACAATGGCACCTTCGCTGCCGCATGTCGGCAATGGTGTCTCTCAGCTTCCGCGCAATGTGAAGCGATCTGCCGTCAAGAACTTCAAAGGCGAAGTTGATGGCATGGAGGCTCAGGTTCGAGCGTATAGATTCGGCATGTGGGCAATGGCTACTCTGTCTGAGCAGTCAGGCGGCCGTTTCCGCAATCAGCAGGCAGTGAGCTACTGTCTTGAAAATGGGCTGATCACCAACGCGGCACACGGCGAAGGCGGATCGGACGCGACAGGCTCACACATTTTTGTTCCGGACGAATTCGGAACCGACCTGATTCTGTTGCGTGAACAGTACGGCGTGGCTCGTCGACTGCTCAACATCGTGCCGATGTCTTCGGACACGAAAACAGAGCCTCGCCAGTTGTCAGGACTGACTGCTTACTTCGTTGGCGAGAATTCAGCCGGCACCGAATCGACCATGAGCTTTGACGATGTCACCTTGGTGGCTCGCAAGCTGATGGTTCTGGCTCGCCTGTCGAACGAACTGAATGCCGATGCTGCAATCAGCTTCGGCGACAAACTGGTCGGTGAAATCGCCTACGCTTTTGCCAACAAGGAAGACGAGTGTGTATTTAACGGCACTGGGACCAGCACTTATGGTCACATCACCGGCATTCGCACACGGCTGGATGAACTGACTGCTGGCACAGCTCCGGGGCTCACTCTCGGAGCAGGCAACGCCTATTCTGAGCTGACGCTAGCCAATTTCCAGAGCGTCGTAGGCTCGCTCCCACAGTACGCAGACCGTCCGGGTGCTGGCTGGGTGTGTCACAAGACGTTCGCTCATACAGTCATGCAGCGGTTGGCATTGGCGGCCGGTGGCTCAACAGCAACGGAAATCATTAACGGCATCCCGACGCTGATGTTCCTTGGCTACCCAGTCACAATCAGTCAGGTGTTTCCGTCCGTGGAAGCAAACAGTCAGATCCCGGTCATCTTTGGAGACTTGTCACTCGGAGCCATGTTCGGCAACCGTGGACAGGAAACAATCGCATTTTCGACCGAGGCTACTGTCGGTGGTGAGTCTATGTGGGAGCGTGACCAGATTGGCGTCCGTGGCACGGAGCGTTTCGACGCTGTCGTGCATGACTACGGTAGCAACTCAACAGCCGGCCCGATTGTTGGTCTGGAAATGGCCGGCAGCTAATCGGCTAACGGCAGCCTGACTGCGGAGGGCTCGGCGTGAGTCCTCCGCGTTTCTGAAAAAAACGATCCCAAAGGGGAAACAATATGATTCGAGAACGATTAGTAAATGACTCGTTGCTGATCTCTCCACGATCGCAAACAAACACACAAACGAACACTGCGAACCTCGACACGAAGGGGGCAAGCTATGCCACAATTCGAGTCGCTTTTGCCAGTGAGTTGAACACAAACGCCGTTGGCCCAACGCTAGTTTTGTCGCACTCAGACGACACAGTCGTGACTAACTTTGCGACCCTTGACACGCAGACAGGCGTGGACCTGACTGCCGCGCGTGAGGTGCATTACGGCGTGGACCTGCGAGGCAAAAAGCGATACCTGCGACTTGCCGTAACCACCGCAACGGCGACGAACGACAATGTCACGTTTGCCGCAGTGGCAACACTCAGCGACCTGGAGAATTCTCCGAACGGAACGACCAGTGTGGCTGACACGACAGTGTTTGTGTAATGAGCGAAAACACGATCAATTACGAGGCTGTCGCACCTTGGATGCAGGGGAAAGCCTTCAACGTCTACACGCAATTTGGTGAAGATGGATTGATCGCGTTTGCACTCGACAAAATTGGACCGACAAACCGTCACTGCTTTGAAATTGGAGCAGCTGACGGTCGGTTCTTTTCCAACACATTACGACTTCGCGAACTTGGCTGGTATGCGGTGCTGATTGAGGCCGACCAGCGGCACTTTAACAAACTGCAGGCTGAATTCGGGCAGCAGTCAACGTGCATTTTCGGAACGTGCGGTGACCTGGATGACATGCTCATTCGAACCACAATCAACCGCACGCCTGACCTCGGAATTATCGACATTGACGGACAGGACTACTGGCTTTGGCACGACATGGTTGAAATCAGGCCGCGAGTCATGCTCGTGGAAATCAGCACGCAGGGCCGATCAATGCCAGTTCCTTTGCGTGGCGAGCCATACCCGGCACAGGCCGGACTTGAACAAATAACGCAGCTTGGAGCCTCAAAAGGCTACACGCTCGTGGCAACGACTCACTGCAACGCTCTTTTTATTGAAAACACATGTCTCTAAAACTGAACATCGGCGCAGGCTCAACCGTTATCCCAGGATTCACTCCGATTGACCGCAAGTTCGGTTCGGAGGCGTTTCCGTTGCAGTACGCCGACAATTCCGTGGATGAGATCCGAGCCAGCCACATCCTCGAACACTTCAGTTTTGCGGACGCTCAAGAAGCCCTTAAGGAATGGACGCGAGTCCTGAAGCCCGGCGGACGGATCCGGCTGGCAGTCCCCGACATTGAGGCAAAAGAAAAGGCAGATCCGGACGAATGGCCGTTTATCATTATGGGCGGACAAACCGACGACAACGACTTTCATAAATCAGCATGGAACGAAACACGCCTACGGGCTCACATGGAGCACTTCGGACTGCAAAGCGTCAAGCGATGGGAATCGCCAAACACAGACACGGCGGCTCATCCATGCTCACTGAATTTAGAGGGCGTAAAGCCAGCGGCAGCCGCCAAGAAAGCATTGACCGTAAAAGTCGGTGCGTATTTGACTCTTCCGCGTTACGAAGCGGTCGCAGCCAGAACGATCATTGAGCAAGCTTTGAAGCCACATAAGATTGACCTCACGACAACGCAAGGCGTGTTCTGGGGCCAGTGTATGCAACGCATGTTTCAAGACGCTGTCAACAAAAACATCGACTGGATTCTGTCACTGGATTCAGACAGCCTTTTTAATCAAAAGCATATTTCCGATTTGTTCGAGCTGTTTGCGGCGAATCCACAGATCGACGCTTTGGCAGCTTTGCAGTGTCGACGCGGCGGAAAGTATCCGCTGATGACGACTGGCACCGGCGTGCAGGATGAACACGTACAAGTCGACGGCCGTCCAATTAAAGCGACAACGGCTCATTTTGGCCTGACGCTTATTCGCGTTAATGCGTTGCGAGAAGTCAAGAAGCCGTGGTTCTGGTCGCAGCACGACGAAAGCGGGAACTGGTCGGACAACAAGCTTGATGATGATATTTGGTTCTGGCATCAGTGGCGACTAGCGGGAAAGACGATTTACGTGGCTCCTTCAGTGTCGATCGGGCATCTAGAAGAAACGGTGGCTATGTTCGATGCAGATCTGCAACCGAAGCACATTTACGTGCATGAATGGCGAAAGGAAAACGGGCTGTGATTGTTTTACTCAAACCGTGGAACGGGCTGCCAGTCGGCTTTGTGAACACGGTAATCGGACGGGGGCCAGCGGCGGAACTGGTCAGACGCGGAATTGCTCGATGGTCAAACGAATTTGAAAACGAGGACGCGAAATGCACCCAAGCCCAACCTTTAAAACGACCACGGGGCCGACCATCGAGCCCATCACGCTCGACGAACTAAAAACACGTCTTCGCATCACAACGTGCCACTTCGATACGGAACTGCAAGACCTGCTGAAGTCCGCACGCACGACTGTGGAGAGTGAATGCTATCGACGGCTGATTACACAGACGGTGGAAATGCACATTCAGGACTTCCCTAGCACCTATGGTGACATCGAGATTCGGTTGGCTCCGATTCAGTCCATCACGCACATCAAGTACTACGATCAGGACGATACGCTGACAACATTTGACTCCGCAAAGTATTACACAGACCTAACGAGCGTGCCGCCTCGAATCGTGTTGAAGGAATCACAGAGTTGGCCAATTACGCAGGAGGAGCGGCCGAATAAAGTCGTAATCACGATGCAGGCGGGATACGGGGCAACGGCAGCCAGTGTTCCTCCCGCGGCAAGACTGGCAATCGTGGAATATTGCCGAACGCATCGCGATGGCTGCGAGGGATCGAATGCACGTTACAAGGCGTTGGTTTCTGAACTGCAATGGACGGCGTTTCACAAGGTGTGGGCATGAAACACGACTGCCGAACACGCGACAAACTTGTTCGCATTGAAAAACTGATCGGGCAAACGGCAGACGCTCACGGTCAGGTCGATCAGACAACCAATGCGAATTGGGGGCAACACTGCTCAGCCTGGTGTTCAGTAGTCAGTAAAGGCGGCCGGGAGTTCTGGAAGGTGCAGCAAACAAATGCAGATGTCTCGCATGTTTGGAAAGCGGACTGGACGCCGGAATTAGCTGACGCATTACCTGCTATGCGGCTGATTCACGAGGGCAACACATACGAGATCCTGAGTGTGATTGACATCGATTTGAACCATACGGAAATCGAGATTCAGACGAAGCGAGCGGTGTGATGTCTTCCGAAGTGCTTGGCGTAAAGAAGCTTCAAAAAAAGCTCAATGCTTTGAGGGCGTCGACGCAAAACAAGCTCGAGCGACAGTCGGTTTTAGCGGGGCTGAGAATACTTGCAAAGGCCATTAAGTCTGAAGTTCCCTCGGCATGGAAGGAAGGCCGAAAGGCGATCGGGTTCAGTTTCATCCGAGGTAAAGGAAAGTTTGCGGGAACGACATTCGCAAAAGCTGGAGTTGGGGCAGGGCTGAAGAAAAAAGCCAGGGAAAAACGCGAAGCATCGAAGGGTAGTCGAAAAGGAAGAAAAGGCGTCGGTATTGGCGTGGCAAATCTTCATTGGTTTATCCTCGGAACTGCCGAGCGAGAAACAGGCACAAAGCGAGTTGGAGCGCACCGAAAGGGTGTGGTAAATAGGCGAATTCCGACAGGTAAAAAAGTGCGAAAGACTGGACGATTAAAGCCAAATCCGATTGTGACTCGCGGGGCCTCAAAAGGAAGGTCGGCATCATTGGCAGCAATGGCAGAAAATCTCAGAGCCGGCATTGAAAGAGAAGCAGCAAAAGCATGAAATCAGGACTTGTTTCACTACTAAGCTCAG